CAAAAAATGAAGCAAAAGTGAGGACTATGGGTTGACAACCCAGTGGTCGGCCTCGCAACCCCTTGCTATTGCTGGCCTTCCGATTCATCCTTCTCATCTGTACGCAATTTGTACGCATCTTCCGGGTTAATCACCTTGGGTTCCCGCTTCATCATCAGATCCTTGAGTTGATCCAGGTAAACCTCGGTAACATCCTGCACCTTGATATCTGCCTGGACCTTCTGGAGATCTCCCCAGATCTTGCTATCCATGCGTGAGGCCAGCCACTGCCTGGCTTGCAGCGACACCTGAGCCCGTTTTGGATCCAACTCTCCGGACTCGACGCGGTTGGCGATATCCTCCATGCGCTCAGCGTGGACCGACGCTCGAGCCTCGCGTGCGCGACCCAAGCGGGCCGTGAGCTCAGCCGACCTTCGCATCCTTCCTTGCACCACAGTATATGGTATGTCCTCAACCTGGCAGTATTCAAAGAGAGCAACGCCAGAAGAAATCGTATCGAATATCTTGTCCCAGAACTCTGGAGTTTCCATTGCAGCATCGACTCTGATTTTCCTCAGTGCTTTCTTACTTTTAATGACTGGTTTTCTCTTCGGCATTCTATCCCTTCAAATGGTCATAGGTGTCTGGGGTGTATGAGGTGTAAATGGGTTTACACCTGAGAATGGTCTGTAACTCCAGCATTAGCAGGGTATCCAGAAAATAGGTGTATAAAACGGGGGGACACCCCTATTATACCCCCCCATATACCCTTATATTATGTATATACATATACACCTATAATATACACCTATAACCTCTTTGACTAGGCTAGTGCTATCTCTGTCGGGTGTATCACAATCCTTTAGGTGTTACACCTGAAAATCATCTATTCCGAAAAGTACACAATTGACGGTCTATTGCTTACACCTATCGCCCTATGTTCCCTATTAATGAGCTCACTATCAAACAGATCATCGAGCAGCGCTTTTCGGTGCATCCTCGACTTTAAAAACCGTGTTCTTTGAACAAGATCTTTCATGGATATCCCATTGGATCCACTACTCCTAATTATGGCCTCAACCTTTTTGCTTTCTCTCTCGAATTCATTATCACTTAGATTCTCTCTAATTGAGACGCACGCATTTTTCACCAAAGTGCTTGTAAGTTCACAACCATAGTTTGCATCATCAGCAGTAATGTCAGTGAACCTGGACCCAGCCAGGATGAGTGCTATCTTCTTTGCAGTCTCAGCAGCACGGACCCACATTGATGAGGTCTCTGCTCCCAGGTCTGAGAGTCTGAGAGTTTCTTTCTGGAATGCTCTGAATATCTTCTTTGCTGCATCAGATGATGTTATGACCAACGGCCTTGGGATACTTAGCTCAGTGATGTTACCTTTAGCACCAGGGTCGATGGGCATATCGTTGTATGCTCTAACCTTGGTAGTGAGTGCCACTGGTATGCTCCCAATTATTCCTGCCTCATTAACAGGCGGTCTATCTTCGGGTGCATCAAATATACAGAACCTGTTCAATGTACCCGATGAGACAGCGTCCCTGGTTAGGGATCCCCAAAAGGATTCTTTTGTGGAGGTCCCATAAATTGATGCACTTGGCTGATCGATCTCAAACCTGGGATTTTCTCTGGCGTTTGCTTTATCGGTCCCAAAAAATTTACTTGAGGACGAACCATATAACTCCAGGAACATCGAACTTACGTCTCTCAGGTGTGAGTTAGAGTTGGGATTCATAATGGATGAGATATAGTGTCCGAACTCATCAATCATGTACAAAGCGGACGGTGTAGCAGAAATCGTGCGCTCAATTGCGCTCCTGCTTGAGAGTTTCTCTGCTCCAAACCCTGAGACACCTGTTTGAGCAAACATTAGCTTTATGAGCTTTCTAGCGTGCTCCTTACCAATTCCGGTCCTTCCCAGGGCTGCAACATATATATTTGGTCTGATATCTGATTCATCCCTAATCTTCCTGCCAAGCATAGTAGCAGTAAAGGCCAGGGCCGCACCAATAGCGAGCTCAGGTTGTGGAAACCATGCAGTATCAGTAATGAACTTTGCCCAGTCACCGACGAATCCCGGCGGGTTTAGTAACCCCTTTACGATTGGTTGTATATCTCTCTCGACTTTTTTTTCGAGCTTTGTTTTCCTTGGCCGCCCAATTGGCTCAGCAAAATTATTCTCGAATGGATCAGCGTGCCTGGCAATGACTTCCCTGGTGAAATAATTCTCCAGGTCTTTTGGTCCACGACTTTCGCAATGGGCATGGCTGCATTTAAAAGCTTTAGTTCCATCAGTAAATACGATAGTGGACCTGTCACCATCTTTTCCAGTGGTATGGAGATCTCTCCAGGGGCATTGCACCAGGATAGTGTTCCCAATCGCCTTGAGCACCATCCCCTGGCTTTCAAACACCTCACCCCACCTGACAGTCCCGTAGCGATACTTTTGTAATGGCGGAGCCTGTGGAGCTATTTCAGGGTAATTTTCTCCAACCTCAATCGGAATTGCATCCTCATTACCTTTGAGCTCCGGGTCATAACTTGTGAAACATATCCTGTTAATATCCTTACAGGATGGATCAATGGTCACTCCATGTTTCTCCTTAAAATACCGTTCTGCTGCAAAGAAAGAATCTTTGTGTTTTTCCGGATCATCTGGAACCCGGATAGCAAGCTTCACCCCTTTTCCGGAAGGAGAAAGGAAGGAGGCCCTAACGTGCGGATCCAGACTTAGCTCGTCCCTAAGCTGCTCTGGATTCTCAACAGAGTCAATATCTCCCTGGATAAGACCAGAGTATCTGACCATACTGTTAGCCGCACGTTGCAAGAACAATCCAGACATAGTAATTGCCGATAGTTCCTTCTTCTTTTCGTTGTAGGCCTCCTTACCCTTCGAGCGGAGCAAATTTCTTAGATCTGTTATCTCCTTCTCCCATTTTCCCGTTCTTATGTCCTCCCAGAACTCATCCGAGTCCACCCTTGTGGGTTTGGTGGCCCGAGCTCCGTAGAACATAGATAGTTGCATCATTTCTCTCCCTACTTAAACTAAAAGCATTTGTTTACTGATTTTAGCAGATGAATCATATCTCTCAATATCCCCTTTTGGATAACTAAGAATTGGGTATTTAAGTGCTTTACGCATCAGTTTTTTATCTGTTTTGCTTCCCAGAAAATAAATATAACGATGTTTTGCACTTCTTGGTTGCCTTATAGATAAGTCCCCCTTGTGATGTCTTGCATGGCATCCCTCACCAGCAAACACATCGGTTCTCTCTTTTGTTTTTCCTGTATATACCCAATTACTAGCCTGGTAAACGTATCCAATATGACCCATAGCACAATCTGCATATGAAACCACTATTTTAGGACTAGGGATCATTTTCAAAGATTGACTTATTAAAAATGATGGAGTCCCCTCATCCACAACAAGTCTGTTCAATTCAATAACTTTGTCTTTATATTCTTGCCCACAAACCCCAACACATAAATTAGGAGAAGCAGGAGTGCCATAGGATATAACCCCCACTAACTCATTATCTTCACTAAACAAACCATAAGAATAAGATATAGATGGCATCCTCAAAGCATAGTGTTTTTTCAGTATCCAAGGTTTTATAATTTCGTAACTTATTGGTTCGACCTTCATTCGTTTATATCAGTTCCCTACGTTTCATGTACACCAGGTAGCACTGGTAAGAATCCTTTGCTCTTTTCCGCCTATGCTTTCCACTTGCAATCCCCTCTCTCACTCTTTTCCTCATTGCAAAATATTCGTTACAGAATCTATCCATTTTTTTTAATTTGCTTCAGGAATTCTTTTAGTGGAGTGCTACCCTTTTTCACATTACAAGAGACACACGCAATACAGAGGTTATCCTTGGATTGCATCTCGGCCCTGGTTGATAATGAGCTAAGGGGTTTCATGTGATCCAGGACCCAATTATCTTCCGGGAATAATCTTGTTTTGCAGTAGTAACAGGGAACACTCAGGTCCACTTGTTTCAACCAGATTGATATATAAGTAAGCCGATTGTATCCGCCCTTCCTTTGGCGTATATCCCCGGAGTCCTTGAACCTTTTCCAGGCCTGTTTTTCTTTACAGGAGCGGCTGCAATATTTTTGTCTACTTTGGGAGTTGCGGGGATAGTACTCCACCCCGCAAAACACGCATAATTTTGAATCCATTAGAATGGGATTCCATCTTTTAGTGGCTCGGAGTCTATTTTAGGTGCAGCCGCCTCTTTATTCGGCAAGGCCGAAATTTTATCGAGTTGTATTTTGGTGACCTTTTCAGCAGCCTCTTTTACAGTGCCAGGATCCAAGGGGGAATATTTCTTAACCACATTCTTGGCAGGATAATCTCCTTCCGGTTCAACATCCAGGAGGGCAAACAGTGGTTTGTAGTGGAGCTCCGAAGTATCTTTCGGACCAATTATTCCACAGGACTTGGAGATTGTACCCAGGATCTGACGGGCCAGGCCCTGGACACTTTCGGTAGGATGGTACAGGTTCAGATTGTCCCATATCCATGTTCCTTTGTGCGTACCCTCCATGATGGAGAGTTTCAATTTAAGATATCGATTTCCTGCTGCGGAAATTTCCTCACTGGAATCGATGATCTCTACCTTGTATTTTCCTGGCAACGCCAGGGTATATTCTTTGGACTCAGTCTCCGAAGCGTTTCCGGGAGCGTAGTCCATTACGTTGAATCCTAAATCCATTATTCTCCTTTTCGAGCTTTGTTAATTTCTTGTTGAAATACCTTCCAGTCTAATGGTAGCGGAGAAGGTATTGGGATCCGGGATTTTGCTACAAATCCAGCCTGTGGTACAGTGTGCATGATACGGTCACCAGTCGAGATTGCCTTGTACATTTTCTGACCAAAGCGTTCCCCCTTGAGTTGAGTTTTCTGATCAAATTCACAGAAGGCAATTATTGTGGCCCACTCCTTCAGAGTATTACGAATCAGCCGATCTAATTTGAGATCATAGATTTCGTACAAATCGTGAATGGGTTCATCAACCTTCACAATCTGGGTATGGCAGATAATAATAATCTCCAGGCCCAACTGTCTCAGTGAGTCCAGGCCATTAATAAAGTCCTGGGCTAACGATGCAGCCAATTGATATCCTGCTCCCCATTTGAGCTCGTCGATAGTCTCCACATTTTTTTGTGAACATACCTGCTTATGGATGAGCTTTTGTACCCAGTCCATTGAGTCCACAATCACCGTTTTTACGCCCATTTTTTTATGTTGAGCATAGATAAGACGTAGTGCTTCCACACAATCGTCAAATACTATATCCTTCCCATACAAGGGGATCTTCTGGATAGGATGTATCTCTGCACCATGTTCCATGTCCAGCATTATTGGCGAGTCACTCTGACAAGCCATGTATGTTTTTCCTACCGACTCTTTCCCATGGATAATGGTAACTAGCGGCACTGTTTCGACTCCCTTTATAATAGAGTCCATTGTAATTTTACTCATCGTCTTCTCTCCGTCTCTTCATTCTGAACGTCCGAAAGGTTTTGCCATTCCTGGAGGAATTCTTCCAGGTAGCAACCTCGTATCCGTTCAAGTTATCCAGGACCTCGGCATCGCCCATCGTGTTCTGGAGTTCAGTCTTTGCCGAGTCCAGTTTAGCCTTCAGAGTCTCCATATCTTCCGCCAGGTTATGAACATCAGACACCAGGTGTTCTTGTCCATGAGTTAGGGTGGCCACCTTCCCCCGGTCTGCTTCTGGATATGCCATTGAGGTTTCTTCAGTGGATTCAGGTACAGGTGGAATATCTGTTAGAACGTGAGACTCCCAAAATTCTCGGGCTGCATCTTCGAGTTGTTTGATCCGGCCCAGGTTATGTCTCCGGGAGATATGGTAGATCCGCATTTCCTGGCCAAAGAATAGTGCAGCAATATCAAAATAATCGTAACCAGTTATGGCCATGTAGTGAAGGACCTGTATCTCATAATGCAATGGAATCTCATCGGTCCCTGGTTCTCCCCATAAATAGGCAGACCTGAGCCCAACAGTTTTAACTTCCAAGCCAGCATTTTTTCCTTCGAGCTTCCTGTCAATATGTCCACGCATAAAATCATATTTCGGATGGACCAGGGTACGATTTACATTGCGGACTTTATTGCCCGAGACTTCTGCATATCTCTCAGCGATTTTATCTTCCAGGAAGGAACCCCAAAAAACTGCTTCATTATCTTCAAGATTATCTGGATCCATTCGTCCAGTTTTTTCCAGCCAGACCCGATACTTTTTCCGATATGGATGCATTTTGAGAATTGCAGCGATGTCTGTTCCACCGATAAATAATTGCCGGACCTCCGGAACAAATCTATTCTCGAAATTATCTTGTTCAGTTTTTTCTCTTGTTGTCATCAACATTTTTCTCTCTCCAAAAGTTGAATTTTACGAAGCGAAAAAAGGATTTTCTCGCCTCTTGATTTCGTCTTTCCTGGGATCTTCGGATTGCCTGAAGCACCTTAAAATTTCCCAGTTCCATTTCCATTTGTTGCATTTTCCTCCTTAAAAATGATTATGGTCCGCTCTTTGCTATGCCCCTGGCGAACCGTTGGTTTTAACGGAAACTACAATGT